AAATTAAGAATATCCGATTTATCTACTCTTAATAATTGTACATTACGCGCTATTTTGAAAAAACTTGGTTTGACATCCTATTATGAACATATTCCATATATAATTAATAAACTTAATGGTTTACCTCCACCAATGTTAACCAGAGAATTAGAGGATAAGTTAAGACAATTATTCAAGGAAGTACAGGAACCATTTAAACAGTTCAAGCCAAATAATAGAAAAAATTTTATTAATAACAATTATGTATTCCATAAATTATTCGAACTATTAGGTTACGATGAGTTCTTACCTTATTTTAATTATTTAAAAAGTAGAAGTAAGTTACAAGAACATGATGAAATTTGGAAGAAAATATGTGAATTTAACAAGTGGGAGTACTTTCCTAGTACTTAATTTATAAATAATCTGTAAAGATTAGTTATAAATTACAAGAAAATATGTGAGTTTAACAAGTGGGAGTACTTTCTTAGTACATAATGTGTATTTAATTTATAAATAATCTGTGAGGATTAGTTATAAATATGGCTGGAGGGTTATTACAAATTGTTTCAGCTGGAAAAGAAGATATTTTTTTAACTATTAATCCTCAAATAACTTTTTTTAAAATCGTCTACCTTCGATATAGTAACTTTGCTATTGAAACTCATGAAGAAACATTTGATGGTTCTCCTAATTTTGGTGAAGAAGTTACTTGTAATCTCTCTAAAATTGGAGACTTGATTCACCAAATTTATGTTAAAATTGATTTACCTGAAGTACTTATTCAAAAAATTAATTATACCTCTAACCCTTCTATAGTAAGTTCTTTACAATTGAATAAATTAAATATATATATTAAACCATTATTCGTCCTTTGGAGAAAATTATATGCACAAGCTATAAGTACATCATCTAATTTTGCTACTGTTACTCAAGAACTTGATACTTTTATTAACTCTGATCAATTTAAAATATATAATGTTTATGATGATATATTTAGAACCGTCGCTAATACAATTTCTGATTACTATTATTTAGACTTGATTCATTGGTATCATTTTTATTTTGATGGGTTTGCAAATTCAATTTATGACCAAAATGCGACCCTTGAATATAGATCATCACTTCTTAAATTTCTTATTGACTTTAAACAATCTGTATCTGATTATAAAAGACAATTAATCAATGAAGTAGAATATCAAGAAAATATTAATAAATTAAATGAAACTATATACTATCGTTTTGCTTGGATCAAAAAATTAGGTCTACGATTAATAGAACGAATAAGTTTAGAATTAGGTGGTCAAGTAGTTGATAGCTTTTCATCTGATATGTTAAATGTATGGTATGAATTATCCCTTAATATTAACCATAAAGATACCTATTATAAGATGATTGGTAATGTTAATTCATTAACAAACTATAATTCAGATAAAAAACCAGCTTATTCAATGTATATACCCATACCTTTTTGGTTTTGTCGTTTTCACGGGGTTGCACTTCCCTGTATAGCTTTAAGATATCATGATATTCAAATTAGTGTTAAATTTAGAGACTTAAATGATTGTATCTTTTTTGAACCAATAGAAGATGCAAGATCTGATGATATAAATTTAGGAGATTATGTAAGATTTACAAATGCAAGTTTATTAATTGATTATGTTTATTTAGGACAAGATGAAAGAGAAAAATTTGGAAATAGTCGCTTAGAATATCTTATTGAACAACATAAATATATTCAATATACTGATATTCAAATACCTAAATTTAACTGCGATTTATACTTTTATAACTCGGTTAAAGAACTATTTTGGACTGTTCAATCAAAATCTGCTATTCAAATCTTTAAACAGTGGGATGTATATAATGATGTTAATATGTCAAAAATAACTAATGTTTCTAATATTGGAGATAATCTATTATCTATTCAAGTATCTATATATGGTTTGAAAATTGGTGATAAAATTAGGATAACTAAAACAAAATTTTATAATGGAGATTATATAATAGATTCAATTACAGAAGATAATCAACAAACAACTTCAATTGTTATAAAAGGTAAATATGTATCTTCTATTGATAATGGCTATTTACAAGTAATTAATACATCTCAATTAGTAGATAATATGACATTAATATTAAATGGTATTAATATAAGAGATAAAATTGACCCAATGTATTTTAATACACTTCAATCATACATTTATCACTCTAATAGTATCGATGATGGAATCTATATGTATTCCTTCGCTCGAAAACCAGAAATATTACAACCATCTGGATCTACTAATTTATCTGTTATATCCTCTAAATCTGTCTTTTTTGATATAAATCCATCTTATTTTAATCGATTAAAAAATAATAATGATACCCTTATTGTAAAAATGATGTCTAAAAGTTATAATATTTTAAGTATAAAAAATGGGATGGCATCACTCGAATTCAGCATTTGATATACTTTCTTTTTCTTTATGTTTTATTAGAAACTTAAAGAATAAATAATTTATTAGGTTACATTAATATGACTGGAGGTATTTTACAGTTAGAAACTTATGGTATAGAAGATAAACCATTAATAGGAAATCCAGAAGTTACTCTTTTCAAAAAAGTTTATAAAAAACATAGTTTATTTGCTCTACAAGATATTGATATCAAATTAAAAGGACAATCTAGTTTTGGTAATACATGTGAAGCTAATATTCCTAATAATGGTGACCTGTTAAATGAATTATCTGTATCTATTGATTTACCATCAGTTAATGTTTACTATCCAAATTCTATACAACATGAAGTTGATTCTATTATAACACAACAAGCTAATGATTTAAATTTGGGTTATTCAGAATATAGATATATTAAAGAACGATTAAATGAAATTAATGATATTGTTAATAATGAAGTTAATGAATATCCTCAAGCAGTTCACCATGTTATGGTAGCAAAAACATATCCTTGGTTAAATGGTAATCATAATCTTATAGATGAAGGTCGTCTTAAGGAATATTTTGATTCATTTTTTAGTTCTTATAATAATGGTTCAGATAATGAATACCGTGATCAAATTTTTGAGATGAAATACAATCAGGATACTATTGATGATATTTATAAAGAAACTATTAAACAGTTCTATTATCCTACTAATTTTCAGTATCTTATCCATGAATTTCAATTAGTTAATAGAGATAAAACAATATCAAGTTCTAGTATTTTTTATCAACAATTCTTAACCAAATTAAGAGATTATATTATTCAATCCCCTGAATTTAAACTTGTAAAGTATATTGAAGATCGTAACACTCGTGATATTAACTTCTTTGATATATCTTATAATGAAAGCATTATTGTCGATATTAATTTAAAAACTAATACTAATGTTGAATTAGAACCATTATTATTCTGTTATGGATTTGATGGATTAAATTATACATTAAAATCTGTTTTACATCAGACGAATAATGAGTACTTTCAAGATGGATTCATTATTAAAGCTGAGGTATTACCTCTAAATTATTCATTTATAGAATCAGAATTAACTAATAATAATGGTAACTTAAAAAATATATATTTTATTGGTTCGAGAAAAGATGTTATAAACTCATTAGATTTACAACAAATTATTAGCATAACTACTACATCTACACAATGGATAGTTACTATTACAGAACCTCTACGTGATATATCAAAAAATGCATTAGTATATTTATATGCAAGTACTTCTCCTGAAGAACAAGATTTGATGACTTTAGAAGGCTTATATGCAACAGATAAAAATCAAATAAAGTATGTTTTGGATTCAAGTAATAATTACTATCAAGTTCAAAATAATATCATCCAAATAACAGATAATAAAGACTTGAATAAATTTATACCTGTTATTTATGACAATAATAATACACTCAATTTAGTATATAATAGCAAGTACTATATTGATCAAAGTGGTAATATATCTCCTATTACTTTTACTACTGAAACAAATAATATTGCTTTTGTTGTTGATTTATTTAGAAATAATGGCCAAAATATAACTATTAATTCTGTAAATGATATTAGCAATAATTTAATTCCTATTTTTGAAACTGATACTAAACCTAAATATATATATCGTGGTAAGTACTTCAATTATCTAAATATTTTCTATAAGAATTATCAAGAACAAAAATTAGAATACCCAATAGATGGATTTCCCTATCAAACACCCTTTTCTATTTTATATGTTCAAGACATTTCCAATAATAAACTTTATCTTAATAAACTTGAATCTATACCTATATCTGAAAATGACTACGTTTATATATCTAGTAATATAGATATTGTTAATACAACAACAAATACAACAGATTTTACTATTATTGGTAAAACTATTAATAATAACTTTGATGCTTCATCTAATCTTATATTAAATAATCAAAATGTTACTAATAATGGTCTTTTTCAATTCTATTGGACAAATAATTATAATCTAATAGATCCGAAGGGATTAGCAACTTATGTTTCCAAACAACGATGGAGTGATAATACTATTATGTATACTATTGAAAGTACTACATTAAATAATCAACGTTTTCTTCCTCTATCAAATATAAAACTATTGGATATTAATTATGATGTATATAACAATTATAATTTTATATTACAACAACTTCAAAATAGTACTTTAACTATATCTGAACAAATTAATTTAATTATTAATGAAAGTGGTAAGGTTTCTTTAGATAATATTAACTATCTAAAACGATTATTCCAAAGTATATTTAATCAAGATTTGTATGTATCAATTTATGTAAAAACAGATAAAAATACAGATATTATTCTACAAACATTTTTTGGATCAACTCATCAAACACAATTAACAAATAGTATTTTTGGAACAACTATTAATCAATACAATCTTATGGAATCTAAATTAGAAACTGCATACAAACTTTTTATTGATAAAATTGATTTGGAATTTGTTAAAACTATTAAAGAAATTCAATATAATAAAACCTCTGTATTATCAGAATTAAGTAGTGAATTATGCTTTGTAATTACAATATTTGATATTTCATTAAACGATGCTACTAATGTAAACATTTCATTTACATCTAATGATAGTATTCAAGAATATCAACAATGGGATATGTATAATTATGATATTAGCAATACAATTGTTATTAATAATATGATAGTAATTAATAATACTTTATTAGTTACAAATTATAGTGATTTAAGAAAATTAATGTTGATTGATAATTTAACTTCAGGACAATTAAAAGTAAATGATATTGTAGTCACTAGATGGTCAATATCATATGGAATTGAATATGTTAGAAATACATTACCAATGATATCAAAACAAATGAATGAACATTATATTTTAAATGATATTTTACCAAAGTTTTATAAGTATCTAATGACCAAAATAACAAATAAAATTACTGATTCACCACTCAAAAAATATGTAACAACTCATTTGATTGACAATTTATGGCATATGATTATGGATATAAAACAAAATGTAGATTATGGTTTTAAAAATATTGATAGTGATACTTTATATCCTAATATTTATGCTATAACCAATTCAGTAGTATGTTTTGATGGTATTATTATTAAGAATATGATGACATATATATTTGATAAATATATTATTGATTATATCCGTCCTAATATCATATCTCAATTGAAAGATACATCTTATAATGGAACCTATTTTTATAATGCAAATGATAATCCAATATATAAAGCAAATGTTAAGGATATAGAATTAAGTAATCTGAATACTATTGAACTTATTAAATGGTTTGTTTATGTTCTTAACGGAGATTTAATTGTTTTTAAAACATTGACATATAAAAACCTATTAGAAACAATCAATCCAAGTAATAATTTATATATATTAATTACAAACATATTTGAGACAATATTCAGTATTTTACGTAATGAAACAATATCAATAGACAATATCAAATATACTCTTTTAACAGAAAATTCATCACTATTTTTTGGTAGTATTAAAAATTTAACAATTATTCCTATTGAGGATGTATTATCATATTTGGATATATATTTAATGGAAGTATCGAATGAATATACATACAATTATATAATTGATTACTTTACAATTTATAAGACTGAATATTTATCATTTTTCAGTAATTTCTTCAATAGTATAAATGATATTGGTTTAACAAGTTATAATATATTTAGAAATTTAGAAAGAATTGCATCATTTGAAATAAAAGATTATATTAAACAATTAGAATATCCAAGATTAGTCCCATCATATCAGCCAAGTATGGAATACTTATTATTAGGAGATATTGATACATCAAATAATAGAAACTACTTTTTTGGTTATAATCTTAAATCTTATAGCAAATTAATTGATTATATTGATAATTTTTTCATTGATAATGTCTTTCAATATACAAATAAATATTTTTCTTATAAATCTTTACTTCGTCTAGAAAATAAGAATGATACTGATATTATCAAACAATGGCAACAAGATATGTATTCTATGAATAGTATTACATCAAGTTTTGAATATAAAATGGCTTTGGAATGGGAAATATTTAGCTCATTTAATATACCATTATTTGGAACTATGAAGAAAGGAAATGATGATATAATATATATTTATGATGCTAGTAATAATATTGCATATAGATATGTATCAAGTGTAATTAAAAATGAAAGTAATTCTTACGAATTAGTAATAGATAATAAATACTTTTATAATTATACATTTGAAGGAATTAGATATCCAAGTTATAATTACAATCCAGTGACTGGTTCAAATAGAGTATTAAAATATGTTTATGATGCAAGTAATAACCTAATTGATCAAATCGCAATTGATACATCTGAAAATGCTTTTATATTAAGTGGTTCATTATGGTCAGTAATAGTAGATGGACAACGATACTTTAATATTAATGATACTTATTATGAATTAACAATAGGATATACATTTGATGCTAGTGGTAATATATTAAGTCCTCAAACATATATTGATATAAGTGGAAATACTAAAAATTTCATAGAATTATTATATCAAAGAACTGAAGATGGTGTAAATAAAATTTATAAACGTAATAATATTGAATATATATGGATTCAAAAAGACTACCTAATTTACAATTTAACTGATAAAAATAATGGTATTACAACTATTAGTTATTCAACAGTACCACTAGGAAAGTTAGGTAAAATTGGTTATAAACGTATTGAAAACTATTATAATGATAATGACATTATATACACATTACATAATACACCAAATAATCCAGAATATAGACCAATAACTATTGTTAATAACAAATTTACTAATATTTACTATCAAATGATTGGAAATACAAACTATACATATGAGGATAACTATGAAATTATTTTGAATGGTGTGTATAATGAAACTAATGAATTAGTATTTAATATAGAAGGAAATACATTAATTGACTTGGATGGTAATATAAAATTTGTATACTATCCAAATTCTACAAATACACTATTCAAAATAAAAGAAAAAGTATATGATATTGTAAATAATCAATTTATTGGAGAAGGAGTGTATAAGAACATGTATTATAACAAGATGGTTTTTATAGATACCACATTTCGACAGATAGTACAACAATATGGTTTAATACCAGATACAAATTGGATAACATTTAATAACATACCTACAAATGTAAGAGAACAATACAGTCCTATTGAAGTTTCAGGATTTGTAGTTGATAACAGTTTGAATTTTGTTAAAGAAATTATTAATGAAGTATTTAATCAAGATGGCTTACAAACAACAAGTAATTTGAATTGGAATTTAGTTGATTTATTAGATAATATTGAATACAATATTCCAATATTAATAAATATGTATATTAAATCTGGTCTGTTTCCATCTGATCAAAACTGGAAACAATATATGTATGTATCCATGTGGAATAATATGATAAAAAATGGTGTTGTTAATTATGGTCAATATTTTAAAAATAGAGATGATAATACTGTTAATCAAATTATTAATGAATATGAAAAATATAATGTTTCAGTATTACCAGAAGATAGAATCTTTACATGGAATGAAACTAAACAACGAATTGAAACTAATTACAATAATTTTGGTGACGATGATATTGTTGCCTTTATCCCAAATATTTCAGATTACTATATTTATACATCTACAGATGTAACATCAGTTAATAATACTATATTATCAACATCAAATAGTATGGAAGAAAAAATGGTTCAATTAGTAGCATTATATAAGAATATGTATGATAATTCATCCAATGATTTATCCTATAATTTATCCTATGAATCAAGATTTTTATATGCAGAATTAAATGTTCTTAACACTATTGAAGTTGCTAAGAAAAAAGAATATCAAAATAATTTGAATACACGTGTACCAATAGATATCCGTAATGATACTTATAATTTTAGTGGTATAATTTATCCTATGAATGGATTTGGTCAATATTATGAAAATACATATTATTACTACAATAAATGGATTAACAAATACAATTTATATAATATTAATTATAAAGTTGATATATCATTAAATGATACACCTAAATGGTTTGGAGAAAAAAATGGTGATAATAAATGGAATACATTAATTAATGGAACACAAGTAATTGATAATTTTGGTTTTTCACTAAATTATATTAATTATGGAGATTATGCTATTAATGGTTATTCAACTTCAACTAATTATATAGTATATTTTACTCAATTAGGTAATACAAGTCCCACACCTACAGATCCAAAAATAGTTATTAATACTGGTTCCAATTATATAAATACTTATATTTTATATAAAAGAGGAATTGAAAATGATAGAGATTATATAACTATCAGATTTGAGGATTTTGGTAATAATGATACTAATGATATTACTATAAATAATGAATTAGCTGAATTTGGTATATATAAAAAACTTATTGAAGTAACCATATTTGCCTCCTACTTTCCTACAAAAATAAGAGTTGTAACTAATATTAAAACAGGAGTTGAAATAACAATAACTTCACCTACACAGTTCTTTGGTGATAGAATAATAAATACATCAATAACACCATTAACTATGTTAGAAGTTATATTTGAGTGGTCAGATAGTATAATTACATTTAATACACCAATATGGCAAGGTTTGGATGATAATTCTGAAAGATGGAAAACTGTAGATCAATATGATTCAAGATATAATCAATATTATAATAATGAGAAGTTTTTTATAGGGGATATTGGATTTGATTTTATTTTACCATACATAGGAAAGAATATTAGAAACAGTATTTACATCACTTCTAATAACAGTATTATATTTGAAGATAGGCTTATATCAAATTTTAGTACAATTAATGGTTTACTAACTACACCAGGTATATATATAGGAGGTAATGACTATGTAGCTGTACAAGTATTAAAAAAAAATGTGTATGTGAATGGTGTTAAGGGAGTTGTAATACGTTTTGAAGGTGATACTTTTACTAGTTATCTATTTTGGGAAATTACATTTTATGAAAATAATAATATTAATATTGTCAATGGTAACAATCCTGGTATAGTATATGGATTTTCAGATGGACAGGGAAAAATGTTAATTAAATACGATCAATTTAACAATAAAGAATTAAAAATACAAATTACTCCTCAATATAAATGGGATGGTGAAATCTTTTATTATATGAATGGAAGTGAAAAAATACCTGTTAATTATGATGTTCCCGATTCAATGTTATACATTAAAAATGGTCATTTAGGAAGATATACAGATTTACCATTTGGATTTGTATATAATCCATCAACACATAAGATTATATATGATGCAACTTTTGGTTATGATAGAATGGTAATGTCTATGTTATACTTCAAATGGAACAAGTATTTAGAACAAAGATATATGCCACTTTTAGTCAATCGTAATTTGGATATTAATACAACTAATATTCAATTATATAATAATACTTTTAATACATCTAATATTTTACTAACTCCAATTCTAATAATTACTGAAAATTTTAATGAACTTGTACCTTATTTTCTATCATTAATAGAAAACTCCCAAATTTTTTCCAAAGAAGCCTTTTATGCTATTAGAAAATATATGAATTCTGAATCAGGTAAATATTTATACATTATTATTAACGATACTAATAATTTAATTTTAGTTAATAACTATATTATTCTTAAAAAAAATGGATATTCATTTGGTCCACTATTTATAGAACTAGCTTATAATATTGATATTAAACTAAAACTTTTAAAAATATTAAAAGATCCAGTATTTAATTTTGATCCACAAGCTAACTATATTTTAGAAGGACCATTTGATGATAAAGTTATTAAAAATGTAAATAAAGATACATTTGAAGTACCAATAGTTAGTATTATACAAAACTTATTAGGTTACTATGATAGATTCAATAATAATGATCTATATGATCCATTATATATTACTATTGCAATGTTAGGTATTAGTCCTTTAATTGATTTTATAGATAGATTTAAAAACTTTTCAAACTTTGCTCTTCCTCAATTATTAAGTTTAAATGCAATTTTAGACAATCCAGATTTATTAGAAATAGTAACTACAAATCCAAATGTATTGATAAATATGATTAGTTTAATATATTTACTAACGGAAAATAAACTAAGTGCTATCAATTTAGAAACATTAAATCTTGTTATTTTATTTATTATAGCAAGGGAATTATTCCTAACAGCCAAATTAGCAGGTGTAGCACCAAATGGAATAATAACAACATTATTTTTCCCTAATATTTATACTGTTGTATTCAATAATCAGGCTTTACTATCATATATATTCAATAATAATTTGATAGATGTAATTGATATTTTAACACCTTATCCTGGTTTATTAACATATTTATTAGATCCAAGTAAAAATCTATTAGACATAAATGTGTTGATAATGTTCATATCACAGTATCCAAAGGTATTACAATATTTTATTGAAACAATTGTAGGCTTTAATACCATTATATATGCCTACCCAGGTATTGGTCAATATATAATTGATCCAAATAACAATTTTTCTATTTTTACTGTTCAATCTACCCAAATTTTACTCCATCCTCCTACATCTATAACTAACTACACTTATACAATTACAGGTCAATTATATGGAAATGGTACTTATGATATTTCTGCAAGTTCTATAGTATTGACTAGACGAGCATGGTATGCTTTTAATCAATCAAATGAATTAGATGATCATTGGCAAACTAATGGTGGATATGAATATTTTACAGGTAATTTCTCAAGAACTACTTCTACATTTGCTAGTAATACTATATTATCAGGTGAATGGTTACAAATTAAACTACCTATACCAATTGTTTTAAGCTCCTATGTTATTGTACCAAGACAGGATACATATAATGCACCTCGTAGAAGTCCACGAACATGGACTTTGGTAGGTTCAAATAATGGATTAACATGGACAATTATAAATAATCAAAGTGATATTTATTGGACTACAACTGATGGTAAAACTTTTGATACATCATATAATAATATACCCTATTCATATTATCGAATAATTATTAATAAAGTTGGTAATGCTTCTTTGGGTGATGCAGAAAGTTGTGCTATTCAAGATATGTATTTTAATGGATTTTATCCAATTTTAATACCATTCAACATTAATGATTATCAAAATGTTCCATTGGAACAAATATTGGCTCAATTAATTATACCAGATTTTACACCTATATTAAATCAATTATTAATAGATATTGCAGATGGTGATATTAGTAATAATTATGGTGTTCCTATATCGTCACCATTAGATTTATTAGTTAATACTACATTAGATACAGTAGTAAGTACTTTAATAAATCATATATCTAGTGGATACATTACACTTCAAGATTTGGATTTACCAGGATTTGGAGAATTATTTGCACAATTAAATATACCACAATTAATTCAACAACTAACAATTGATATATCTAATGGGTCACTCAATACTAACTATGGTATTGATATAACATCACCATTCCAATTATTTGGAACTTTTGATATTGTTACTATATTTGGAACTATCTTTAATGATGTATCAAGTAACGAGTTGATGATTCAATTAGGATTGGATACTTTGTTAACTGATTTAGATCCATCTCAAAATCTATTAAATAGAATGCGAACCAATACTTATTTGATTAAATATATTTTAGATCCAACTAATAATATTATAGAATTTACAGAGGTTGTTGATTTGTTTGTAAATGCATTATTGGCAGATACAACAGGAATGTTGTTTGGACTAATTGTCCCTGCAGTGGATTTTGAAAGATTAAAAGCAGAAAATAAACCCGTCCTTTTATCTCTATTTAATGTTACTGCATTAGTCAATACCTACTTTGAATATATTTTCCCTTATTTACCTGATATTATAGATGCATCAACACCAGAACAATTAGCAGATTATACAAATTTGACAGGTATTGCAAATTACATTGACAAAAATCCAACTATTATTTTATCACTATTAAATCCTCAAGTAATTTTATCATTCTTAAATGATAGTAGTGGTAATAATACTAGTTACCTATCTCAATTAGTTAATACAGAAAAACTAGTAACAAGTATAATAGATAATCCTGATTTATTACAACAATTTACAGATATTCAAACTTTATTTAGTTTCCTTTTGGTTGAACCAATTTATAATTTAGTAAGAGAATATCCAGTAGTACCATTAACCGCACAATTAAGTATTGTTAGTGGTCAAGAATATGGTAATGGTATTTATAAAATATCTGGTAGTTATGAACATGAATGGATTATAGACCCATTTGATAAGATTTTATCATTATATAACTTCTGGAATTCAAATTATGAATATAAAAGTAATACTGGAGAATATATTGGATCAGCATCAACAAATGTATCTAATACAATTATATTAGGTGCGTGGATACAGCTTGAATTACCTAATCCTATTTTATTAACTTCATACTCAATTACCTCATTATATCTCCCTAGGAGAACTGCACCAAGTTCATGGATTCTAGTCGGTTCTAATAATAATTATGATTGGAATATCTTAGATAGTCAAAATAATATTAATGTTTATAATGGATTAGATAGCTCTTTTAATGTTATTAGTGAATTTATATATAAATATTTCCGTTTAATAATAACAAAAATTGGATCTGATCTTTCTATTTATAATCCAAATACAGCAACTATTACAAGTATAGCAGAAATAAAATTTTATGGTAAAGAATTATTATCTCAAACATTACCATATCCAGTAGTACCATTAACCTCACCATCAACAGTTATAACTGGTCAAGAATATGGTAATGGTACCTATAATATATCAGGTAGTTATATCTATGATAATTACATTGTAAATACATTTGATAATATTTTATTAGAAAATAACTATTGGTATTCTGAATTTACATATCAAACTAATACCGGGGTATATATAGGACTAGTATCAACACAAGTTGGAAATCAAACTATATTAGGTGAATGGGTACAACTTGAATTACCATATCCTATCAAACTAACTTCATACTTTATTTCAGCTCTTTTTTTTCCTAATAGTACAGCACCAAATTCATGGACTCTAGTAGGTTCTAATAATGGTACTGATTGGACTACTATAGATACACAATATAATATCAGTTTATCAATATTAAATAGTTCTTTTTATACTGGAAATAATAATTATATATTCAAATATTTCCGTTTGATAGTAACAAAAGTAGGCTCTGATAATTATAATAATATTATTAATAGAATAGTAGCAACTATAACAGAAATAAAGTTTTATAGTAATACAGATTTAAATCCTCTAATATTCGAAGTATTAAATATAAATTCATTGTCCAATTTTATAGCACCTAGTATATTGATAAACTTATTAAATTATGATAGACTTCGAGAAGATATTTATGATAACTATCCAAGTGAAATGATTAATGGTGGAACAATTAATGATCCTGAAGCCAATATTAAACAAACTATTGGACTTATGATAGCTACTAATCCTATAATAAACATTTATTTATTAAGATTTATTAACTCTAGTAAATTAATATCATTTATTGATAGTAATCCGATTAATATCAGTGATTTTATTAATATCCAAAAACTTGTCGAATTAGTTAATAATGGTACGATCCCATTCAATATACTTATTAACCCAAATATACTATTGTCAAATCTTCAAGATAATAATAACTTATTGGCTGTGTTGATTGATTTAAATAAGTTAAAAGAAAGTATTTTGACTGATGCATCAGGTACTCTATTAAACTTATTTGATAAGAGTCTCTTAAAAGAATTTATTAAACAATTATCCTTGGAAGATATTGCTGGAGTTGTTAATGTAGAAGCATTCTTAGATATATCAAATAATAATACATGGTTAGACAATTTTAATGTCAATCAGGTTGCAAGTGATTTGAAGGATGTACTGGCTGGTATTATAAATTTTGAAGTATTTAACCAATATAGATTGTTATTATTCCAATATATTAATTTGAATGAGATACTAAAGATACCTGAAATTGTTAATATTATTATAAGTGATTCAGCATTTGTGTTAAAGACATTATTTTCAGCCTTTCCCCTAATTCTACAAGATATTCAGATTGATTTAAATCTAATTTATAGTTTAATTAGTCTAACGGATATTACATCATTATTTAATCTATTAAGTTCACCTGATATATTACTAGCTTTAAGTGATGATATATTAAAAAC